TGGGCCGTTACCCATTCTGCCACCGTAAATCAAGTTGGCAATCTTTTCAGGCTTACGTTCGTATTCCAAAGCCTTGGCTTCGGTAGGAAAATACTTCTTGAACAATCCCAACAACCCTTTGGCGCCATAGTTTAAATTTTCATTCACTGCTTTGAAGTTGCCTGATTCATGACCACATTGTGACAAGAAATGGCAAAGACGAAGAGGGGTGTTGATTTGAAACTTTTCCATCACTTCAGGAATTTGTGTGATTACTGAGTCGGGAACGTGTCCCTTGAGCTTCTGGATATCCATGTGTGTCCTCGGTTAAAATTATTGTTTCATTCCTTCTATCACAGCTTCGTACAATGCCTTGGCATCTGCCTCACGAAATGTGCTGGGTAATCCTTTTTTGAAATTCTTGTAATCTTCTGCTGCTGCAAATGCACGAAGTTTGCTGGCTGACATCCCTGTGACACCTTCTGAATCCGGGTCACGTTCGCCTGCCGACACCACTTCCACTGCTTTGTATGTGTAATCTTTTCCGTTATAGGCATGAATTATTTTTTCAAAATCAGGCACACGGTCCGACCCACACACCAACACCAGTTTGTCATACGTGCCATTCCAATGTTTCAACCAACTGAAGATGGTGCTCAACTCAGGTGTGGCCCCCATCACATTCACATTGGGAAACATCTTCTTGGCAAACCTCACCTTGTCCTCAGGTGACAATGGGTCTTTAGGTGCCTTTTGTGTTCTGGTCAACAACACAACATGGTCCGCCTTTCGACTCTTTGCCACACTCACCACCTTGTCCACCAGTTTCTTGTGTCCGATGGTGGGTGGGTTCAACCTCCCCCAAGAGAACACCAAGGTTTTCACTTCTGTGGCCAACTCAGTGGGTCCTACTGGTGTTCTGCTCCAATCCTTCACAGCATTGAAGTTGGCTTGCGAAAACTCCATTCTGTTCACCAACTTCACTGCGTTTCCTGCTTTGTCTACCGCAACATACCCTTCTGGGTCAGTGACTTTGAATCCTTCAGGTGTTTCAATGAAGGTGGGTATGCCTTGAGATTCATTCAACTTCTTCACAAAAATATTTTTCACTTGTAACAAACTTGCATATATTTTAAACATGGCTCTAAGATTGGTGGCGTTCTTTCTTAGATATGTTTGCAATTCTTTTTTCAATCCTGCATACTTCTGTCGTCCTGCTGTTGTTTTCATCCCCGCTTCTTTCTTGGACACACGATCCATCACAAAGGCTTCCAGACCCGTGAGAGAAAGTTCATTGATGGCTTTACCATCTCTCACCAGTTTGTTCACGAAGATTTTGAAAATGTATCCCACTGTCAAATCAGTTGTCTGTGTCGCTAATTCATCTAGAAACTTTCTCGAAGAAGTGGCATTGGTTTTGACAGAAGCAATAAGAGAACTAACCGTTCGGGTTTCTTGGGCTGTCAACGTCATTTTACCAGACATATCCTGATATGACGCATCCTGAATCCAAGCTGTTTTAGATTTTAGCTTACTGACATCAACACCAAAAGAAGCTGACATTTCATTGACGGCTCCCTTACCAGAATATTTAGTATGAAACACAATTCCAACATTGGCTTTTTCTATGGTTTCACCCAGAGGATCTGTAGGTTTCACGGCATACATGATGGTATTAGGCTTGAAAGTGATGTATTGTTCACCATCAATAATCTGTGTTTTTTTTGTATCGGGCGTGAACATCACATCACCCTGAAGAACATTGGTCATGTTCAAAGGCTTCAATTCACGAAACACATATTTCAATGTATCAATTAATCCTCCTTTCCCTTCATATTGAATATCAATGTCCATTTCATCAAACGCCAAACGTTGATTGTTAGAAAACGCAGCGTGCTTGGTGGCAACAAAAAAGTTACCGGTTTCTGGGTCTTTGCCACACACCACGGCAGGGGCACCATCCCACTTCACAGTGATGTTCATCTTTCTATTGGTTTTTCCTTGGAACAAGTCAAAAAGCGCCTCAACAAACGCTATGGATTGTTGGGCGCCTTTGTACCCCAGGTTGATGACATCATCTTCCAGGTGTTCTAGATGTGTATTTTTGTCGCTTTTAGCAGCCATAGCAGTCCAGTATCTGGTTTCTACTATTTATCTCTAAATGGATGAAATGAACTCCTCGATAGCCTTTTTCTTTTGAAGCATGTTCTGGTAGATGTATCCAGCAATCAAATCATCTATCAACTGTTCCAGCTCCTCGGCCATGTCCTCACTTAGCTCATTCTCACCATACTTGTCTGAGGACAGGTTCATGAAATGTTCTTCATGTTCCTCAACTCCAGCATTCACCATGGACTCCAGCTCTTCACTGTCCAGGTTGTCTTCCCATTCTTCCCAATTGATTTCATAATTTTCTGCCTTCATCTCAGCCAACTTCTTCAGCAGTTGCAAAGTGGATTCACGATTATACATGGCCGCGCCACTCCCAATTTTGCGCTGTGGCATTCCAACGAAGCTTACGCTCAAACTCGGACTTCTTCACCTTCCACATTTGTTTCACATGCTTCTTTTTGGACATCTTTACCATCTTGTCCAGATTCTGAAGCACCTTGGCATCAGCGTCAATCATTTCCACAGTCTCCTCATTAGGGATGATGTTACCAGGAGAAACGTATTGAACAACAGGTTCATGAGGCTCAGCCTCATCAAACAAAAACTTACTGACCTTACCAAAAAACCAAACAGGGGAGAACACCATGACCAGGAACATTATTAGTATGACATAATGATACCATTCCATGATGTTCTCCCTGTTCAGTTAATTAGTTACCGCCGAAGATACGGCTACCAGCAGTCTGGTAGGCAGCAGCCACGATGGCGCGTGAAGGACGACCCATGCGATAGGTCGTGGTCTCACCACGATTGGTGTACACGCAGAAACCCTCAGAACGAAGGTCGTTCACACGAGCGCGAAGGTTCTGGATGCCAAAACGGCTCCGGGCCTGAGCCACGCTGATGGTACGACCAGTTGAGAGGAAACGAACCAAACGGTCATTCTGTGACATAGTAAATCTCCTTGTCGCCCTTTTCAATGAAGGAGCGCACGGCGGGCGTGATACCGTGCGCTCCAATAAACAATTACTTCGCCTTCTTTACAGTCTTGGCAGCCTTGCTAGCAGGGCGGAGACGACGAGCCGCAGCCGAGATGGCATCCTGATATGCCTGCTCCGAAATCGAGGCATCAGTTGAGCCACGAAGAAAGTCCAGAGCCTGGGTCTTGGTCATGGCATTGGGCAGATCCACCCAAACCACAGAAGCCACGCCGAGCTTGCCTAGCGCCTTGGTGTAGCGGGTACGGTCGTTAGTGAACCGAATCTTGGTGCCAATGGTCTTGCCATTGCCACGCGTGCCGCCGTTAGTGAAACAAACGAAAGAAACCTTGTCAGAATTACGCATAATACAGCCTCCAGAGAAAGAAGTTGAACATCTCACCTACACCTTAATTCTAACATCATTACTACCAAATGTCAAGCACCTGCTGCATCAGTTTTACCATTTTCTAGGAACTGAGAGAGGTCGTAGAAACCTTCACCAAAGCTGGCCAGACGGTCCAGATATTCCTGTTCATCCAGATCCACATCTGCCCAGGTTCGTGTGGTGTTCACTACCATCCCCTTGGTGGTTCCAAGAAGGTCCATCGAATTTTCTGTCATGATACTGCCCTCCGTGAATGTGATGGGGAGTGTATCCCCTATATGAAATATAACACATTTTTGTCCATTTGTCAAGCCCTAGTTAAGTGCTTGCAAATCAACAACTTACACGGCGATGGGGCCTTGTGCTGAGGGTATCCACCGCCAGATTTTACGCAATAAAGACTTTTTCAAGCGAGTCCAATCTGTCCCTTTAAAAGCACGCTTATAGAACATATAGCTATAGAGTTTTCTACGGCTGTCAATGTGCTTGATAACGGTGGATGGTCTGAGGTCAGAATAGTAGTAATTGATTTCCATGGCAATGTCATGCGCATAGGCTTCAATCTCACACCATTCTCTGAGGTATTCAATTTCTGATAACCGTTTCTTGGACAGCTTATCAGAATGGAACACTTTGACTTTTCGTTCAGCTTGTTCAGGACGAAAAGCAAATTGACTTTTATGAATCAATTCATGTTGCAATATCTGAGACAACATGAACACAAATCCATTGTAGTTGTGTCGTGTGAACTTGAAGGTGTTTCTGGTGGGGGTGAAATGTGCATTCAACACAATGGCATTTTTCTTTTTTCCAGTATCAAAGTATCCAGAAAAATTGTATGGCTGCTTGATGCTGCCACGCTTCACCTTCAGTTCCTTGTCACGCTTCACACGAATTCTGGCTCCTAATGGACGGAGCACTTTGTTCAAACGTTTGGTGATAACACCATATGCCAATTCTGACCCGATGATGTCATCAGCAGGAAAATGGTGTTTCAGTTCCTTGTGTATCTTGCTAGCCAGGTACATGGAACCTCCGTCTCAACTCTCGTATTTATACTAAAATTTAATTCCATCAAAATTCTTCTTCACAAACGCTTTGGAAGTGAACGCTGCTGGCTTTTGTTCTATTTTCTCTTCCTGCATGATGTTCCTCTGTGCCGAGATGTCCACATCATACAATCTCATCTTGGCTCTGTCCACACCAATCACAAAACGTTTGTGATGCGAAAGGTCATTGTACCGGTTCTTCAGTTGCTTGATGAGCAGCTGGCCCAACTTTTCCAAGTCCTCTGTGGAAATAATACCGAACATGAAGTCCGCAGTTGCTGGAAGTCCAAATGACTCACTAGTATCAGTAAGATCCATATCACTGTTTGCATATCCACTCCTTGTAGTCTGTGTGGCCGACACGATGGGAACATTGAATTCCACAGCCAAGCCACGAAGTTCTTCTGCGATACCCTTGATGTAGATGTAGCTGTTCACACTGCCAGACATCTTGAATCTACTGCTGGCACAGATGTTCAGATAGTCAATGAAGATGATGTCCGGATGAAATTCCTTCTTCAAATTCAATTCATTCAGCAAGGCTCGAAAATGACCAGAATGTGCTGATGCTGTAGGATATTCTTTAATTATCAGCTTTCCTTCTGTCTTGTTTTTAATTCTGGAAATTCTATCATCAAACATCTGCTTGGGAAGATTCTTCAAGTCATCCATAGTGACATTCATCAAATTGGCATCAATACGTTCTGCAATACGTTCCTCAGCCATTTCCATAGTGATGTACAATACGTTCTTGCCTTGACTCAATGCCCCTGCTGCCATGTGACACATGAACAAGCTCTTACCTACGCCTGTTCCAGCCAAAGCGATGTTCAGAGTCTTGTTAGGTAATCCACCTTTTGTGATTTTATTGAACATATCCAAATCAAATGGAATACGTTCCTCTAGTCTGTGATAAAACTCGAACCTATCATCAGAATCCACCAAATAATCATGCCCCACACTATTGTCGAAGCTGACACCGAGGGCATCTTTGAGAATTTCTGGAATAGCTTCGTTAGTGAACTTCTTGTCTTTACCATCAATAATTTGAATGGATTGTACAATGGCATTATACACCGCCTTGTCTTTGCAAAATTTTTCAGTTTCATTCAACACCCAATCCTTGTTGGATTGAGCTTCACCAAATTGTGTGAGCACTTCTGTGATGTTTGTGAACTCCTCTTCTGTCAACGACTTGTCATTCTGCAATGAAATGTTCAACGCTGCTGAACTGGGAGCGGCGTTGTATTGCCCCACAAATGTTTTCAGATGTTGAAAGACCTTCCGTTCAGACCAGTCTGTGAAGTACTCATCCTTCAGAAAGGGTATCACCTTCCTGAGATAATCTTCGTCCTTCATCAGCTGATTCAGTATCACCAGTTCCAGTTTCATTAGAGTTCTTCTCCACCAAAGTTTCTAAAATTCTTTGCAGCACACCAGCCGCTACCTGTTCTATCTCAAACTTATCTTCTTCAAAGTTAACAGTTTCAGGGATGAACAACAAGTGATAATCGAAATTGATTTTTCCATTACCTTGTTCATCTTCACCAGCAAACTCAATGGGGCCAAACACGAAACACAATCCTTGAAAAGGGCCATCTGTGATTTCAATATAGTAATCCGATTTGATATTATCCTTGTAATCGTGATTGGGTTTCACTTTATAATTATGCATTGTCATATTCCTGGTTAATCATCTCATCAGAGAACTCTGCCACCAATGATGTGGCGGAGATGGCGTAGTTCTCCTTGATCCAGGTTTGGAATGATGCATCCTTCAAGATGGGCATCCAGAACTCTTTGGCATATGTGTCATTCTGACGATATTTCTTTTCTTCACCTTTTTTCTGATACCATCCATTCTGCGGCTTCACCACGTGTCCTGATTCCAGAGCCACGTCCAGAAGACCTGACCAGGTGCTGATGCCACCCTCGAATGACACCTCAACAGGAATCTTGCTCTTCTCACGAACAAAGCGAGACTTCTCCACATTGATGATGAAGTTGTAACCCGTCAACCCATCAGCATCCTTTTCCTGCTGACGACCAATGATGAAGATGTTGTCAGCCGAGTAGTAGATGCCTGTGCCACCTGACACAATGTCCTTGGGGAACATACCAATTTCCTTGTAGGTGTGATTCACCACCACCATGGGAATGTCCTTGATGGTCAAGTGAGGAGTACTCATTCTGAACAAACTTTTCAGTTGCTTGGCGCGAGTCATGTCAGCCACACTTTTGCCTTCCAAAGCATCTTCCACTTCCTTCTTGGAAGCCAAATTGCCTACTGAATCCACAATGATGATGACATGCTCGCCACGTTCAATGTTGTTGATTTGTGACATCATATCATGCTTCAGTTGTTCAATGTCTGTGATGGGTGTGTGAATCACACGGTCTGTGTCAATGCCAAAGCTCTGAAAGTAACCAGCTGGCGCACCAAACTCTGAGTCATAGAACAAGATGGCTGCATCATCATACTTCTCCAGATAGCTCTTGGCCAACAACATGGCAAAAGCCGTCTTGAAGTGCTTGCTGGGCCCAGCGAACACCGTCAAGCCAGGAGTCAACCCACCATCCAAACGACCTGACAGCGCCACGTTAATCATAGGCACTGGAGTTTGAATCATGTCCTTGGCTGTGAAAAATTTGCTGTCAGTTAGAATTTCTGTTTCACGAATTGTGGAATTTTTACGTAATTTATTGACTAATGACATAACATCTCCTTAGAATAGGTCATCCAATGTGGCAACTTTATTTGTACTCCATCCCAGACAATCCAGAATGGTTCTCATAGGCTCCAAGAAACTTTTGTCGAACATAGTATGATAATCAACATACTTGTGTAAGTCAAGCTCTTTTGGTAAATTGACTGTGAAGGCGATGCTGTTCTCCTTGATGGGATTAGGCTCTTTCAGATACAAGTATTTCACTTTGTCTCCTTCCTTAATTATTTCATACTTTTTGTCCAATTTCTTCACTTTGATATAATGGTTGTACAACAAAGCACCTCGTACATGAAGTGGCGTGGCCTTGACGTAGATGGTTGAACCAGAATGATACTTCTCCAGATTGTTGGCACTTCTAGGGAAGGCAATTTCTTCTGGTGTCATCTGATGAAACTTCTGTTCCAAATCAGCAATAAAGTCTTGAATTTCTTTTTGTGTACAGGTCAATGCCATCTTCACAGCATCCCGAAGATACTGTCGAACACTGCCAGGCGTGCTGCTTCTGACAATCTCCAATCCTTGCACCTTCAACTTGGGTTCCTTGTATCGCACACCTTCACTATCATACACATTCAAGGCATATCGCTTCTTGGCCACCCAGATGGCACGGTCGGCAATCACCTCTCGTTTGAATTCCATTTTGGAAGCATAGCCATTTGTGGCGTGCATGATATGGTTGCAGGCATCTGTCAACACCTTGGCCACCTTGTCTTTACAAAACTTGTCAATCACATCCACCACTTTGTTCTTGTCCAGATGTGAGAAGTGTTTCTGTACCAAATGATCCAATGTGATGTAGCAACTGTCTGTGTCAGAATAGAATGTGTACTCCACACCTTCTGTCTCACACACCTTGTTCAGATATTCATTCAAGGCTCGACCCACATGCTGAATGATGTACTGACCAGTCAGAGTGATGCCTTCGGCAATTCTGTCATCATAGAATCGAAAGTATTGATTGGCCCAGGCACCATACAAACTGTTCAATTGAATTTTTCTGGCCATCTGAATGTTGTTGTACTTGCTGATGAGCTTCACCTGGTTCACATCCTTGGTTCTCTCATACTCTTTTCGTGCCTCAATCATCTTCTTCTTGTAGAACACACGTTCTGTGAAAATCTTCTCCACGATTTCAGGAAACAATCCCTGATGCTTGTGAGTGTAGCAGTAGCCGTTAGCTGCCATGGCAAAATTCTTGTTCTTCAAGAAGTCATGGAAATTCACATCTCCTTGCAACAGAATTTCTGGACTGGCGTCAGCCGTGATACCCACCATCATGGTCTCAGGACTCATGTTGTATTGCATGATGATGCTGGGATACAGAGATGCGGCGTCGAAACCCACCACCCAATCATACTTGCCAGGCGTGGGTTCTTTCACATAGGCACCAGCAATGGTTCTGCCTTCATGTTCCTTTTTCTGATGCACAATGATGTTCTTGTCCCAGAGATGATTGTGTAGAATGCAATCCCAGGTTCTCACTGCCGAGAAGATGTCTGTGAAGTTGCACTTGGCGTCATAGGCCATAGTGATGACCAGTTCAATCAACTTCATCTTGTCTTCCAAGGCATCCACCAGCTCCACGTCCACGATGTTGTACTCCACAAATGATTGCCAATCTTCTGTGTAGTGTTCCTTGAATGTCTCGTAGCTATGTTCCAACTTTCTACGACCCAACTCTTGTTGAGCAATGTAATCCAACTTGTAACTTTCTTGTGCTGAATAGGTGAACTTCTTGTACAAGTCCAGATAATCCAAGTTGCTGATGCCATAGATGTCGGCTGTGAGATATTCACGCCCATTCACAGTCACAGGTCGCTCATTCACAATGCGCCACGGTGACAGATCCTTCACACGATCCTCACCTAATACTCGCTTGATTCTAACCATGAGATAAGGCAAGTCAAACAATTGTGTGTTCCACCCTGTCACCACATCAGGAGCAGCCATCTGCCAGAAACGAAGAAATGTAAGAAGAAGGTCAGCCTCATCCTTACATTTCACATACTCGAAATTTTTCTGAATGTTCTGCACATCAAACTTCTTGACACCAAATGTAGTAATCTTCTTGGTGATGTTGTCTTGCACAGTAATCAACAACACCTCTTCAATGGGATTGTCCACACTAGGAAATCCATTCTCTGAGGCAGTTTCAATGTCAATAGTGAAGATGGTGAGTTGACTAATATCATAGTCCACCTCTTCTGGATATTCTTCTGTGATGTATTGATAGGCAAAGGAGGTGTTGCCGAAGATGGGAAAATTCTCCACCTCTTTGTATTTCTTCATGAACTCTTTGGCATCATTGATGTCACCAAACTTCATGGGCTCCAGATTTTCACCAAACAAACTTTTGTGCTTGGATTCCTTCTTGGACTTGATGAACATGGTGGGACGAAACTCCACCTTGTGATTGTCCTTTTTTCCATTACGAACTTCTCGCACCAGCAACTTGTTACCAAATTGCAACACATTAGTATAGAACTTCTTCATTCAACCTCCTTCGGGTCGTGAATGTTTCAGTTAATATAACACAGCAAAACAGGGATGTCAAGCACCCCTGTTATTATGGAACTAATTCAAGTTTTGGTCTGGTGGGAAGAACAATACCTTTTCCTGTGATGTTATGATATTGATTCCGAATTTCATCAGCAGGTTCCGTGAACAGAATGATATGATTCTTTTCAAACGTGAACTTTCGGGTGGCTGAGAAAATCATGTAGGGAGCCAGCCCCACACTGTATTGTCCCTTCTCGTTTGGGACAATCATCACCATGAGTGGTGTGTCAATGTCTACGGTGTTGTCACGTATCTCAACATCACCAATTAAATCTTCGCCTAGAAGCGTTTTGATGCAAAGTAAAGCCATGATGTACTCAATTGTAGGGGTGTTAGGAGGACTACTTAATTACGAAATGTCAATCTTACGTGGCTTCTTTTCTTCTGGGATGATGCGTTCCAACTTGATGGAAAGCACACCGTCAGTCAATGAAGCTTCATGTACTACTACGTCATCTGCGAGTGTCCACTTTCTAGTGAACGCACGCTTGGCTAAACCACGGTGAACATATTGCTGTTCATCAGTGGATTCAGCCTTAGCTGAGATGGTGAGAACACCTTCAGCCAATTCAATATCCAACTCACTGCGCTTGAAGCCAGCCACAGCAAGTTCGATGCTCCAGTTTTCAGCATCATGTTTGATGATGTTGTATGGGGGATAGTTGCTGGAACTATTCACCGTTTCAATGTTGTGTAAACGGTCCCATAGACTATCAAAACCAATAGCCCATGGACCACCAATGCTGGATGTGTTGAAAGTATAGGTACGTGTCATAATTCCTCCTGTCGAGCGAATGTGTTAGTGATACCCTTTCGGCGTATCTAAGGTTAATGATAACTCCTAACACCCCTACAATCAAGTACTTCTATTTATTTCTTTTTACCGATGTTGTACTTTGTCACCAAGTTCCAATCTCTTTTTTCACCAAAGGCCAGAACTTTGATTTGTGACAATGGTGCCGTATCTTCACAGACATCATCATTCACTATCTCCACCAGACCCCAATCTTCCAACAGATGAGCCACGGTGTTTCTGCGTTGCAAATCATTGTCAGACAAGTCAGCTTGTTTGCCATCTAAAGCAAACAGTTCCTTGAAATGCACAATGAAGTATCTGCCTTGCTTGTGCAGGATGTGACAGCTCTGATACAATGTTTGGTCTTTGCGTGAAGCCACACCTATACGAGTGAGTGTTTCACGAACCTTCAGAAAGTCATCTTGATTCACCAATTTCACTTCCAAAGGATTGTATCCTGGGATACTAGGTATATTAATTAAATCATGTGCCATTTGTTAAGCCACCTGTGTTCAAACGTTCCTTAATAGTATTTATTTGGTCAGGTGATAGGATCCTCAAAGCTTGTTGTGCCTTCTCAGTATTGTAATGATAATACTGTTTCACCACTTCAAGGTTTTGGACTTCATCAGCCTTCAACCATTTGTTATACCTCTTTCGAGGTCTAATGGTATTTATAAGGAAGTCAAACTGGAGGCGCTTGTCCAAATGCGGACGACTGTTCATTTCGTTGGCTATGTGTACTGTGTCAGCCCCGAAACTCAAACTCTTGTTCACAACAAACGAATTGTACTGCTTCTCACTCCACTCATCCACCATCAAATTTTCTTTGGTGTAATTAATGGCATTCACGAAATCAAAAGGACTGATTTTCGGCATCTTGTAATCTTCTACAATCCAGTCCTTGATGATTTCTCCATCAAGGTTCTTCTCGGTCATGACTTCATCTCACAGGCAGCCATGATTTCTGTCAGACACGCCACTAGATTGATTTCAGCATCAGCCACAAACGCTGCCTTGTACTGATAATCAGCCAACAGCAACACAAGCTGGGGAACCTGAACCACCTCAGGCAACAAGAAGTCATATATCTTTCTGAACAACAAATTCGGATCATTGTCCATGTTGTTCACCACCCAGGTTCGCATCTTCTTGAAGTCCTTCTCACGAAGTGTCACCAACAACTCCTTCATGTTGGCATCAGACACATTGCTCAATATGCCAGCGTCAATGGTGCCTGACACAGAGTACCGTTGCATCTCATTCAACACACGACGATAATCCGGGAAGTGCTTGTTCAACAGCTCTGCCACCACCTTGGAATCAAATGTGACATTCTCTTTTATCAGAATTTCTTGAACACGCTTGAAGAACTTGGTCGCCACCACAGGACGATCCTCCTTCTCCAACCTGAAATCAATCACCGTTGTTCTGCTGTGAAGTGGCGGGATGATTCTGTTCTTGTAATTGCACGTGAAGATGAACCGACAATTCTTGCTGTACTCCTCGATGAATCCACGAAGTGCGGGTTGTGTGGAATTAGGATTGAGGTAATCTGCCTCATCAAGTATCACCACCTTGACCTTGACCTTGCCGGCCAACGAAACTGTACTTGCAAAGTCTTTGATTTTATTCCTCAACACATCAATATTTCGCTCTTCCGAGCTGTTGATGATGATGTAGTCGCACCCCAATTCTTCACACAGAGCCCGAGCGATTGTGGTCTTACCTGTCCCAGCTGTGCCAGACAACAACATATTCGGGATGTTGTCCTGTTCCACAAACTCCTGGAATGTGTTTTTCAATTTGTCAGGCAGAATACAATCACTGATTTTCCGCGGACGATATTTTTCAACCCAAAGAAACTGCTCACGATTGGCTTCCATGATTACACCTTAGATGTAGAGTCAGCCGCAATAAGATATGTTAAGTCAGAAGAAGTGGACTCAAAGAAGAACACCATCACCTTGCCTGTCTTGGCCACGGCGTGTGCCACACGAACATTGTACTCATCAGCCACCACCTTGAAGCTGTCAATAGCCATCTTCACATTGAAAGATGATGTGGCATCACCCAAAGGCTTCTTGTAGCTGTGAGAAGTGCTGTTCTTCGGGTCATTGATGCTGAGTGTCACTTTACCCTTGTCAGACACAATGCTCAACATTGTGGCAGACACAATGCTGGCGGTCTTCACAATGGTTTGAATATCAGATGCTGTCAACTTGAACGTGTACACATCCTCCAACTGAGGAGGATTCTCGTTCGGCACCGTTACTAAACTTTCATCAGCATAGAAATATTCAGTTTCTCCCCCATTGGCAGAGCGAATCACCAGGCTTTTGTTACCAAACTCAATGTCAGGATGTTCGGACACAGAAATCAATGACAGAAGTTGGTTCAAGTCATAGATGGCAAACTGCTGTGGGAATGTCTCATCCACCACAGCACGTGCCTGAATACTGTTCACAGCGTTACGTGTTGTCAGCTTCTTGCCAGGCTTCACCAGCAGATTGCTGCTGATTTGTGCGAAGCTCTGAAGCAGGGATATGGTTTTGTTGCTAATCTTCATAACGGTTACTCCTCAGTTGTGTTGTGTTCATCTGCATCGTGAATGTGTAGTAATATAATAGCATAGTGTATGATTTTCAAGATGTCTTTTCTGTTGTAGCCATTCTTTTTGCCATATCGTTGTGCATACTTCAAGATGTTACCAACAGTAAAACCTACACCATGACCACCATCAATGATGAATTCCGTGGCTTGAAACTTGCTTCTGGAATAATGTTCATCATAAGTGGAATCTATGTAGGCTTTCAATTCATTGAGAGCTCTGTCCTCATGAAATTTGTAATTGATTTCTTCCATTGTTCACTCCTCTATCACGGGAAACTCTTTTCCATGTGTATCAGAAAGAGTACGATACCATCCATTACAGTTGCGAAGTTTACCTGGTTCACCAGATATTTCACAGATTGTAAAACTTTTCTTTTCTGCTTCTCGAATTTTTTCATCTAGGCGATAGTCAATCACA